GGTGAGCCTAAAGGTATTGTCAATTGTTCGAATTTATTAAATTCCCTAATTGATAAAACGCTTTCTTCAATTATGCCTTGTTCAACAGTAGCGACACCTTCTGATACAAACCAAAATTCACTTCTATGCTGATGTCGCTGTAGACTTAAACTTTTGCCAGGCTCCACAGTAAGTTCTTTAACTTTGTGGGTTGAAGTTTCATGTATTACTCGGTAGTAACCCCATGTACGTTCTGTTTTAGGTGCCATCCATTCTTTAAGTATCCATGACGAAGAATTCTTTTTATCTTTTCCGCCTACACCAAAATGAAATTCAACATCATGCCATGCATGGGCACTAATGCATTTCATTTCTGGTATATTCTCTTGTGTTCTGTCGCCACCGTTAATGAAATGCACTGTTGCACCATGATATAGTCTATGTGCCATTGCAATTGCGTCGCACGCTGTATCGTCAATATCATCAAACACAACAACGTCACTAACACCTTTAATACTGCGCAGTATCGCTACGCGTTCACTCAGTGGCATAAATGCACGTCCTTTCTTACGTGCTAACCATTCATCACTATTGACAGCAACTACTAGTCTGCCGTACTTCTGTGCTTCTTTTATGTATTCTAGATGCCCACTGTGCAGTGGGTCGAAGCCGCCTGTTATTAACGCTACTTGCATATTATTGTCCGTACCAAATATTACTATAATCCAACCACCGAAGAACCAAATCTTCACGCTTCAAGTATCCATATTTATTAATACTTTCAGTAGCAGATAGTGGTAGCAATCCTTTATCTATTATGTCATACCATGAAGTAGTTTTTGGGTCCATAGGTGCAAAATCACTCTTATATACTACAACTTTAATCCATTTATCATTAAACTGTTGTTGGAAAAAACCTGCTTTACAGTCGAACCCATTAACAACTAGCATATGAATTAATCCATCTAATGTATGATTATAATAATGAAAACTAGGTTGGGAAAATGCCAACTTATTATATTCCATATTTGTTGTACTTGGTACTATTAATACTAACATGCCATTATCTGATAACATATCATGCCAATTACGCAATGTTAGCAACGGATTCGTTGCGTATTGAAAACTATCATGACTCCATATTATATCAAATTTTTGATTGTGTGGTATTTCAAAATCATGTTTTATATATGATACACTTTCATGAGTCAGTAACAATTTATCATTAGTGTCGATACCAGTGCAATTAATATTCAATGGAATAGTCACATCATCCTCATTAACTTCACGAGTTGCCCACCACTCTAAATCTAATCCTTCTTTGCCGCAACCTACATCGCATACGCTATCCACGCTCTCCATAAAATCCGAATAAGCATATAGTAACTCTAATGTTTCTAAACTATGTAAATGACTTTCTTGTGCTGAGCTAAAACTCATTTTAATAATTCCATTATAATATTATGCTTTTTTATACGATGTATTGTTTCCATATTCGTTAATATATTCATATTATTACTTATGCGTTGCCATAAATCATTGCGCAAATTATTTAATTCTTCAATTGTATAATTATCACAAAAACGTTCGAGTTCCTTTACTACCTTTATAATGCGTGCAGACTCATTATATTCTAAATCATAAGAATGATCTATAATATCATCAAATACATCGAATCCAAGATTTCTAACTTCTTGTACTGTTCCTGGTACTGCTGCCCATATTGGTAGTTGTCTATACGCAAATACCTTAAATGTCTTTTCCGTTAAAAATATTTCACGCCAACTATCATCGTCGCTTTGTGAACTTGTTTCTGATACTATATTAATAAAACATTTAAAGAAATCCTCACTATGATAATGTTGACTGGAATCAGAATCTATCACTCCGTCTACTAGTATAGGCAATTTATATGGATGTATGGCCTCTTTTAAATTCTGAAATTCATTTAACATTCTATTTGAATGACTACCACAACTAAGAATATATTGATCTTCGTCAAATTTACTAAGAAGTTGCTTAGTAAATTTGACGCGGCATAAAGATGCCCTGCGCTGTAGAGAAATAAAATACTTATTGATCTTTAAATTTTGCCAATTAATATCCAAAGAATTAATATAAGACACAAAGTGACAATGTGCAATCATGTGCTCCGGGTAACACGCGGACTTATAACTAGTAGCTTCATGTATAACTACATTAAAAAGAACTCGCACTTCCAAGGAGGGGTAATAATGCTTAATTGCATTAATCATAGTTTCGATATCAGTAGTACCTATACCTTCATTAGTACAGTCAAATAGGCACAAATCACCTATCACAATGTTTTCTTGTTGTATTTGATTTACGAATAGCTCGAGAAAGTGGCCATTTCTTATTATATCGAAATCATTATCCCAGGCATTATAAATAGGTATATTATTTATAATTCCGAATTTCATCCGTTGATTAGACATTATTAAACGACTATATCTTCCATACCAGCGGTGCGCAATTTAACAATATGCCCTAGTTGCCATTGTTTAGTATCTAGGCCCTTCATGATTCCTAGCCACTGGTTTCTTAATAGAGCAACTTCGTTAATTAGCAAATCGAAATCAATGACCTCATCTTCACCGTCTACGTATTTTTCAGCATCTCGGCTACTCAATGATCGTGCGTACGCTTCTAAATATTTTTTAAAATGCTTACGCCTTATGCGCCTCAGCTCGATATTAAGAAATTCAAGTACTGCTTCTATTTCCTGTAATTGATAAAATCGCTGCTCTGTGATGCCTGGCAACTCTTTTATGTTAGTTTCTACATGCCCTCCTATAATTATCTCGCTCTTGGCGTTAACTAACTGTTTATTATAATACTCAATGAACGGAGGAATATTCGATAGATTCTGTGCAACTTTAGAATACCACATACCATTTAATACTCGTCTTCTTCGTCTTCGTATTCTTCTTCTACTACTACATCGACATCATAATCAAGTAATGCTTTTTTAATATCATCATTAGTAGTAGCATCGGCTATTTTTTCACCAGCAATTCCGTTCTCAATTAATAGTGCCACAAAATCATCTGCTGCATCTTTAATATCAACAATATGTTCTTGGAGTACATCCCATATCTCTAATTGTAATTCAAGACTCACTCTCTAACTCCTTTAATAACTCCATATCAGCTTCATGTGTTTCAATATTTTCAGCTATAGTTTCCTCAGTTATGAGCTCATCTTCAGTGCTTATATCTTTCATCACAATATCTAATGCGCCATCTGTATTCTTTTCCCATGCTTTGCGAAACATAATAATTTCCTCGCCTTCTACTTTTCCTTTAGGAAGATACTTCAAGCGATTGCCTTGTTTAACTAGCAATCCTTGTTTCTCTGCCAAGTCAGTTAATCCACTATATGGATTCATGCCTGTTTCGTATGGAATTTTAACTTGCACTGCTTCAAATGGCTTGGCATATCGCGTTTTCATTACCTTACAAGCCGCTCTAATACCTTTGACATCTGTTACTTTATTACCATCTTGATCCTCTTTAAGTTTAAGTTTACGCATAGCAACTACAATAGATGAAGCGTAAATAAAGCCTTGTCCGCCACTAATCTTATCATCAGGATCAAACATATCCTGCGATGCGTAAGTATGGTTAGTAGCAATAATACCAACGTTGTACGCACCAATCATATTAACTGTATTGCGTACAAGTGACGTTAATGCCTTTGGCTTACGACCCAAGTCACCTTTCATGTCACCCGCTTCAAACTGTTTAACATCAGTCGGTGTTAATAACATTCCTAGAGAATCAATTACAAAAACTACTTTAGGGCGTTCTTCTTCTGGCATTGTTTTATAATCGATCATAAACGTGCTAATGGTCTTAGCGACATCATCAATCATACACATACTAAGTTTTAATAACTTGGCAGGATCAGTATCAACACCTAGTGCTTGCAACCATGCTTCATCGAGTGCATTTTCTGAATCAATTAGTACAACAAAAATACCTTGTTCTTGTGCATTTTTTACAATATTGCCTGAGGCAAAATAAGATTTACCTGCGCCAGATTCACCGGCAAAGACAGTTACTTTGCCTAACGGAATACCTTTATTAAAATCTCCTGATACTAAGTAATTCAACGCGTAGTTTCCTGTTGAAATCCAGTCAGTGGGATCGTGAAACCCTACTGACAATCCATCAATTGATTTTGTTATACTTTTTCTAAATTTACTTACGTCGAATGGTTTTCCCATTATATTTCTCCTTTAAATAATATGTTTAATTATATATTCACTAATCAAAACATGCTCTGATGTAGTTGGATGGTTGTCGTGTTTCAAAAAACGGTTAATAAACGTTCCGTCAAATCTAAACCACGAGCTATATTCAACATCATCTAATAATGCAAATGCTTCATGTTTTATATCATAATGTTCCAATTCTTCCTTTGGGTCCGATATAGCACTGATATAATACGCAATATTGTTATTCTTACAGTAGTTTATCAGAATTTCCAATGAGCGCAAATGTTCTTTAAGAATGACTAATAAATCCTGATACTTATACATCTGTTTGAATAACTTTCCGTATTTTGTTGTATTATCGTAATGCAAGCCGCCGCTCAACAGCCACTTTCTCATTGCGTCACTTTTGATACGAACCCCTGATGAATTTACATCCAATAAATCAACCATTGCAGTGCAGTCACTCATATCAACACTAACCTCGACATCTAGCCTCCACAGTGTTGGCAATATAATTATACATGTATTAACTGTTGGTAGGGTTTTCAAAAAGTACATCGCTTCCGTAGCGATTCCTTTAATCCCCATTCCAGCTTTTGCAACTATATATGTCGGGTGTGTTTTGCCAAACTCGACACTCCACGGAACTTCATCTTGCCACAACGGATCAGTAAAGCTACAGCCAGCTATCAACATATTATTCATAATTGTGCTTCATTAAACAATCTATATATTTTTCACTAAAGTAATGGTCATAGTTATATTCAATTGTGTCTTTCTCCATCAAATACAAATCATTTAAATCATCTGTTGACAATTTAGAAAATTTTCCAACCATCTCCATTAACCTAACTAATCTTTCTACTGGATTCTCCACAGTATCAAAACTATAATCAAATATCTTGTTATATTTTTTAAACCCGTAATACTCAGCAACATGGCCATGCCAGTTTGGATGTCCATAAGTTACAAATAATCCACGTGTAACAATACTATATAAGAACTTCTCAGTTATAAATGGATAATAACTAGTTGACATTGTTTCACTAACTAAATGAACAAAACTATTAGTTAGCTTGTTCTCCAAGTTATATATATTTGCCCCGTGATCGTACTGAACATGCCCAAATGAATAAACAGTATTTGAAAAATTTTCATCATTCACAAAAAACTTACGGTAAAGACGTTGTTGCGTTTGTGTTAAGTCTAGATTTAACAAATGTCCGTCTATAGACGAATTATCATACTTGAAATTTTTACTAATGTACGTTTCGTCAAACAACCCAAAATTAGCAATTATTGAAGTTAACAGTTGCCTACTTACGTGTCCTGAACCATTAAAACTACATAAAAAATTCTTGTAATTTATATCCGGATGAACACGGTAATCGCTAAATTGATTTAAAAATTTAAAATGTCCACTCCTGTACATTGAAAAATGTAATTTTAAATTTTTGTATTGCGATGCTAATTTATTATTGATTATGTACTCAGTACCTATAATCCCCTTGTAATTTAGTAATTCCAAGTATTCTAATAAATTATTTCGTAATAGTATGTCAAACGACTCTAGATGATCATCAATAAACAATGATTTAGAATTTAAAATTTTCCTATCTAAATCACCATTTAATACACGTTTGTAATTGCTTACACTTACAAACACAACAATTGCTATGCGTTCTGTCTAGCTCTAATCTGTGCAAGAATGTCTTCTGCTTTGGATGCAGGTGCCGTAGTCTCAGTTTTAACTTCAGTAGCGCCTATTGGCGTTTCAAACGGAGAATCAGGTACTGCAGAAACATCAGCGACTGGAGTTACTTCGTTGACCGGTGCGGTTGATGTATTGGATGGCTTATCCACACCCCACGGACGGTAGTAATTTCCCCATTTCTCAGCATCGTACTGTTGACCGTCAACGCTTGCTTCAAACATTTCATGAATAACCTTCAATTCAACGTCATTTGGTTTTGGTGGTAGGAACGAACTTAAATCATTTAATCCAAATGTTTCAATTGCTTGGTGCTCTTCTGCAGATAATGCTGATTCTTTGCGAGACCAAGTACTAGTACTATAATCTGCATATCCGCCTTTACTTGTTTTAGTAACACGGAAATCTAATCCATTATTATAGTCAGTAGGTAAATCCTCCATTTCAGGATCCATTAAACTAGCCTTAATAATTGTAAAAATTTGTGGACTAATCATAAACTTGCGAATCGGATTTTCGGGTTTATTTTCTTCATTAATTGGATCTTGATGAACAAATCCTTGAAATACATACGTGCGCTTCTTCCAGTATTTGCGACCCATATCTTCTAATGATTTATCTTTAAACCAAGGACGAACCTCTGCTAAAATAGGGCAAGCCTCGTTCTCGCCGTACATCTCCATGCATGGTACTTGTACAGTTGTTTCTTTTTGATCCCCGCCTTTAACACCTGCAAATGGCAATCTAATCATTGCCCGCTCTACCCAAAAGAATGGGTTTTCAGTATTTGCATCGGGAAGGTAACGCAGGACTGCTTGAGTGCCTTCGTCAATTTTCCAATGTGTGTAAGTTAAACCGCCGCCTTGATTGTTGTTTGATGATTTATGTTCTTGTGCTGCTAATCGAGCACGCATGTCTGCTAATGAAGCCATTTTCTTTCTCCTATGTAATAACCTTTTCATTTAACCTAAAACAATATGTCCTTCGTGGATATATTGGATACACATACTATGTATGCGATTTTATTTATGCTGAAATAACTATTTCTATAATTTAGTTATCACATTATTATATAGGAGCTTACATAGGGGACTGTTTTAAATCTGTACCAACCTTACCGTTTTTTAAATTTCGGCTAATTTATCTGATTGAATCGAATTGTCAGAAACGCTTGCCCATAGATCAGGATAATTTTGCTTAAGCCAAAATATTACTTCCTCTCTTGCATCCGCTAACGGATCGATTGATGCCATTTCGCCCAATGAATCAAATAAATCATCGTCGCCGATTATATCATATAATATTTCAGTTGCATTAGTAGCATCAACACCTACTGGCAATTCTTGCTTTAATATTTCTTTAAGTTTATATATTGCTTCTGGAGAATCAGGAATTGCCCATGTGCCTTCTGATATATTATGGGCCCAGCTTTCAAACATTGTTATTTCTTTCATGATATTTTTACACTCCGTTATTGTTGATGATTTCTGCGCGCGGTATTCAGATATCAAGTTAGCAAGTACAGGAAGCACATTGACCACTCTATTATCTGATGACCCTTCTGGAATTAACAAGCTGCGCACTTTACCCATTAATTTTTCATCTTCCGTTGTTGTGCTAGTTGGACTCCATGCCTCGGTATATGTTTTATATCCGCGCACACCACTCATAAGTTTGATGTTTTTCTTAAGTTTTTTATTATGATATTTACAAGTTTCTATAATCTTGCTAGTAATCTCACTCTCATTAATTGTTCTCACTCGCATAAAACTTCCTAGTGTATTAATATTTTGTACGGTTTCAGTAATATGTAATCCAAATCCATCATACGGAGTACCTCCTTCAGAAACATGACGAGCCATTGCCCTCGCGCCGGCAATATTCTTAAATTGTAACTTAAATCTTTCACCACTAGCGTTTTCGACAAAAATTGCGCTAATATTGCGAAAACGCTGATCACCTTCTGCAATTTTTTTACTATGTCTAATGACTAACCTAGTTTTATTTCGTTGTGGATTATAACTAGACTTACTTGTTCCATTCCATCCTTCTACTAATCCCTCTTTAAGAGCAGAAAGCCCTTGCATTGTATGTTTTAATTTATTGATATTCTTAAGCGAGAAGCTTAGCATATTGCGTTTCGCGAACATGCGTAGTTGATATAATAAGTCATACCACGTATTTTTCGCATCGCGCTCTAGTCCAAGACCTATATTATCTCCGAAGAAAATCTCAAAATTATTATCTTCGCCAAGCAGAATAACTACAGTGCCATAATTTATAGTGTTGCTGATAAAAGCAAAACTAAATATATCTGCCTCTGTTATATTAATAACAGGTTTACCGGAAGAATCAAGTATCTTAATATCAAAATCCTTACTTGATAGTAATTCAAATAATTTTTGCGATGTATTTTTTTGCATATGATATCCATAAGGGCGATGTTTTTTATATTTATTAAAATTCAACTGATTACCTTATTTGTTATAACTATGATTATTAACTAACTAAATGCGTAAACTCAATGGATATACATACATTGGCAAGAATAATACCTAGTACTGAACCTAAAAACTTCTGTGTTGCCCCATTCATTAACACAAGACAAAATGAAGAAGGAGCAACTGCTCCATGTGCCTTTGGTGCAGGTGGATGGAATCTTAGTGAATTATCTAAAACTGATAGATGGGATAGTGAACAATTAAATAAACTGCGATTGAAATTTATTAATGATGAATTCCCAGAAGAATGTCATAGATGTAAAAATGAAGAAGATGGAAATAAGCAAAGTTTAAGACAATTAATGCCTACTTATTTTCCTAATATCAATAATATATATGACGAGTATATAAAAAGCGGTAAGTGGGTTGATGGACCGTTAGCGATTACAACAAAAACAAGCAATATTTGCAACCTTGCCTGTCGCAGTTGTGCTGGATGGGATAGCAGTTTATTCAAGGAAGAAGGATTGCACTATGCAAGTAGTTATGGGGGTGAAATCGCAAATAATGACTATGAAAAAACAAATGGTATTAGACGATTTATACCTAGACGTGATCGTGCGCATATGGAATATGCAGGTTTTAATGAAATAGGCAAAAATGTAGTGAAGTTAGAATTCTTTGGCGGCGAGCCATTTTTAAACAAAACACATATTGATTTATTAGAATATTTAGTAAGCACAGGGCAAAGTAAAAACTGCACTTTATTCTATAGCACAAATTGCATGCAATATCCTTTAGCTAGATTGCACAAAGCGTGGGGCAGTTTTAAAAGAATTGAACTTGGACTAAGTATGGACGGCATAGGAGATAAGTTCGAATACTTGAGATGGCCAGGCAAATGGGATAAAGCACGCAGAAATATAGAACGTATCATAGAACTGCCAAAGTTATATCCTGATACCGAATGGTTCTTTCAAGGAGCAACTTGCTTTGATTTGTTCACATTATTCAATATAGGAGATACGTATCAATGGCTACACGATACCATTGGCCACGTGTACGTTAATACAATAGAATCTCCCGCCGTATTGAATGTGACCAATGCACCGTTATACCTAAAGAAACAAGTAAAACAATTTCATGGTTCCGCTCACACCGACATTGTCGACTACATGTTCATTAATGACGGGGATACAACAGCATTTAAACAATTTTGTATATGGGCAAAAAGACAAGACATTTACAGAAAGCAAGATTTCGCTTCTACGTTTCCTAGACTGTACGAAGTTATTAAAGAAGACTACGAATACTACACAAAAGACCTATCAGAAGATAATTTCTACTCTACTGATATATTACTAGAAACCATTTAAAAAAGTATAAATGGCATAGGTTCTATAACAGAATCATTGTAGTCTTTTATATTATTACTTAACTCAGGATGATAATTTTGCAGTGTTTGTAACATTCTAATTATTAATACAGTTGACATTACCAAATCATCTGTACTTCCTGGTTTGCCAGCGTAACTAGTGCCGTGTGCTACGAAATTCTTAAACTCAGATACAAGTGATTTACTATTAATAGTAAGTTTCCCTGTTTCGATTAACGTTTTCATCTTTGCACAAGCAGTTAACTTACTCTTATGTGTTGTCGTAAATCCTTTTCTAAAACGTCTTCCGATTCCTGCTTTTTTTGACTCGCTCAACATCATGCCTGGAAATTGTTCTTCACCGAACTCTGCTAGACTTATCAATGCGGCTTCACCTAATGTATTATTTTCCAACGTGTAATAGATACTTTGTGGGTCGTCTATTTCATCGTTAATGTAAGTAATAATCTCATGCATTATTCGTATTTGCTGTGGAATAGTTGACTTATTATGTCGCCATTCTGCTACTTGTGTAATACTACCTGCTTCAAATACTTGAATGGCTGCGGGGTCACCACCTGTGCCTAAACTAGGGTCAAGGGCAATGCAGTACATTTTCCCAGGTTCAGGTTTTTTGTACCAACGTACTTGTCCGTGTTTAAACAACGGCTCTGTGCCCTCTAAATCAAATAACTTAGTTGCATTTATTAACGTTTCATCATTAATGATAAATTCACACAAATGTTCTCGGCGGAATCTTTCATCACCAATACGCCCACGTTCTTCATCTGCCCACTTCTCATCACGTTCTGGATGGGCTTTCCATATAGACTTAAATGCTTTGAATCCGTTAACACCTAACTCAGTTTCGTTGCCGTACTCATCTTCGCGTTTGTTAGCACCTTTCCATATTAGCGCAAATTGGTCTTCGTCACTGTTTGGCGTACTTGTAATGATTGCTTGGCCACCTGTACTTAATGTAGGCGATATTGAAGTCCAGAACTCAGTTGCAATAGTAGGTCTTACATAAGCGAACTCATCTACGTACAATAGCGAGATAGATAAACCACGTCCAGTTGTTTCAGTTGTTGTTTGTGCGACAATACGACTGCCATTGTCAAACTCAATGGAACCTTTGTTATAACTTGTTACACCTGCGCGTACATGGTCAGGACAACTCTCATATGCGTATCTAATACGTTGCATAATCTCTTGTGCGCCGTCGTATTTGTGTGCCGCAACTAGTATAGTGCTATCCGGTACAAACATTGCGTACCACAATAAGTATCCTGCCGCAGTAGTTGTTTTTCCTGTCTGACGAGATAACATATTGATACTAAAACGATTTTCGTGATATACTTGAAGTAACTTGCGTTGATACGGAAATGCTTGGTACAGAAGTTTTCCTTTAACTGGATGTTGTATCCAAAAGAAATTATCCATAAAGAAGTACGCACCATTTTTACGG